TTGTTGAACAGGCTGTGGCTGTTGTGTTGGTTGATTTTTTATTCCCATACCTTCCCTCGTTGCTTGATATAAAGTTTTTCCATTGACCTTAATGTTAGCCCCTACTCCGGTTGCTTGTTGGAATCCTTGTTCATTGCCTTCTTCTGCATACTTGCGAGCTAGACTTCCACTAATACCTTGAACGCCGGGAGCATCTGCATCTCGTTGACCACTGCTTACAAATTGTAGATGTACATATTCTCGACCATTAGGTCCGCGAGCATTGTCGGTTGTACGAACAGGGCCACTATTCCAACTATTCAATAATTTTTCAATACTGCCCGAAGCCTTGCCTAACCGATCGCTACCACCAATAAATGTCATATTGCGGAAACCTTTATCGTACAACCAGTTGGCCGCATATATAGGACCTTGCACAGGATCACTAACAATGTGTTTGGCAAATGCAGGATAAATCTGTTTGATGAATGCCGATTTGGTTGCAGGATCTAACGGATCGTCTTTGGTACCTGCACTATTACTTAGGAAGATAAAACTGTTGGCCCCACCAGTTTCAATAGTTTTTTCCATTACCAGCTTATGACCTATTGTTGGCGGATTCATACGACCAAAACAAAACGCTGCCATTGGTCCGTTCTTTTTGGCTTCAATTTCAGTAGGATCGACTGTGTGTTTGGCAAAGTTGGCACGACTGAATCCTAAACGATCGATCAATTTAAGTTTATCTTTGCCACCGCCAAATACATATCCTTCGTGTGCATCAACTCCGTCAGTGATAGCAATAACTTCGCTGCCTTGTTGTTGTGTATCTATCTGTTGCTTAACATGTAGTTTAAGTTCTGTGATTGCGGCCCACATGGTCCAGATACCCAACAAGCCCGGACCACCGCCATCTTCTTGATATAACCAGCCATCTTGTCGTGCGCCTAACATTTTTTGTTTAGCGCCTTCACTTAATCTACCACCTAAGAATTCTAAGAAGCGAGGAACAATGTTATTACTGATATCATTTTCTTCCAGCATATTGGTGATAAAAGGACTCATTGCTGTAATAACACTCTTGCCTTTCATTGCCGTTAGGTCAGAAATAAATTTATCAACTGCGGCTCCGTGTTCGGAAATGATCTGTTCTGTTTGTTTAATTAAATTTGGGTTGATGCTGATCTTTGGTTTGTCTCGCATCTCGCCTACTAAGAAAGTAATTCCTTCGTTTTTGCGTAGACCTTTTAGACCAGTTAGCGGAGTATCACCTTGACCTAGTCCGGGGATATAGGTATGCACAGCAATACCGCCTACACTACGGCTAATGTCTTGTCCTAGTTCGCCTTCGATAGCAACACGGTACTCTACGGTATTTGGTTTGAATACAAAGAACCCGTTGTTAGTAGGTGGAGTACCAGACCACATTAGGTCGCCCATGTAATAAAAATCTGAACCTGTTGGAACAACTTTTTCTAATGCCGGACGAAGTACTGCTTCATTTTCCCATAGGTTTGTACGATTAGCACCACGCTCTTCGTCATAGGCACGGATAGTCATAAAGTCCATCTTACCTTTGGAAACTTTATCGTACATGTGCTTGTCCATGAACACAAGCTCACCTGATTTATCTCTACCAAATACTACTGCAGGAAATCCGTCCCACTTAATAGTAACTGTTCCTGAATTTTTTTGTAGTCCTACTAATTCTTTGATAGCCCGTTGTGCGCCTGCTGATCCATTAGAGATAATTAAATCTTCGATATGCTCAATGCCTTCTCGAATCATTTGACGTTCAGTTTTAAACATTTCTCTTAAGATCATGACGCAAAATATCCTTTAACCATATCTAGACCCTGCTGGATCTTTTTTCTATCTTCTTCTGCACGAGCAATAGCCTGCGGTGTTTGTGCTTTATCACGCTTCTTGCCTGCAATATCTATTTGAGCTTTTTCGTTATACCTATCCCAGAAACCTTGTAAGAATTCGCTAGCGTTTGACCATTGTGCCAATGCACCGTTGCCAAACATGCCATTAGCTTCGCAACTGCGAGCAAATCCTTTTACACCTTGCACTAGTTTACTTATCTTAACATCATTGATATCATTTCCGGGATACTGTTTTAATAATGCATCTATCTTAGGATTATTAATACCATCTTTTTTGGCCAAGTACATAAATGTATCATAGATAAATGTTTTTGGATTAGTACTTACTGTAAGTGTTTGCGTACCTTTTTGTTTACTAAATGGAACATGTGCTCCATCTATTACCTTTAACTGTACGCCAGCGTGTTGTATGCTCATGTCGAGCAATTCACCTAACACACTAAACATATTACCAGTTAGCAAACCTTTAACACCACGCTCGGGTGTTACACGACTAGCACCCCAATCTTTCATCTTTTCTTCATGCCACATGAAGTCGATCTGCACATAATCATTGGCACCAATTTTAAAAATAGGATGTCCAGGCTTACTCTCGCTAGTATCTACATAAGGAGCACCCCCGGACTTAACAAACTCATCTGCAAGTTTATTCCAATGTGCTGTAAACTGTCCATAACTAGTGCCTTCAACAGGTGGCCCGATCATTTGTAGATCGATGTCACCATAAATCTTTTCTGGATTATCTTGTACATCGGCTTCGTGGTGAGCACTAGATCCTGTTGGGCGACCACGCTTAATTGGTCCCAGTCCCTTAGGTTCTAAAAACTTATTGAAATCTACAACAAACTGATCTACTACTTTGAGAGCATGTCCCACGATAGCAGGCTTTAACACAGTGTTCTGTGTTAATGTTGTATCCCAACCGCCTTCAAACAGCTCTCTTAATCTCATAATATATGATCCATTAAGAATCTAAACCATTCTCTAGTGCCTTCTTGAACAGCAGGTGCCGGATATAAATGTTTAACTGCTTCCCATTTTTCTGGTGCGTATTTTTGTAATGCGTTTTTAATCCCTGTTAGACTGGAGATGTCTCTAGCCGTTACTTCTGGACCGATTAGTATCTTAGCAATTTTGTCTTTTTGGTCACCACTGGCAACAACCTGTTTTGTATTCCTATCGACTAGTCCGTGATCTGGGCTAAACTGTAGATTGCCTTTTTCTTCGCCTGTCTTAGGATCAATGATAGTAGACTGACTGGCCAGTTTTGCCATTGTGGGATATAGTTCATTCCATAGATCGCCGCCACGCATTTCAGGATCTAAACTAAAATCATGTGTATGTAATGGCCATGCGCTTCGTGGACGCACGATAAGATCAATTGAATAGCTCTTGCCACCATCTGTGTAATGAACAGTTAGTGTGCCAGGATCAGTAGGCATACCATTTTTAGTCATGAAGTTTGCCAAAGCGGCCTTGCTGGCACTCATCTGCATTTTGGCTTTCTTTGCAGGATCTGCCATTGCATTAGCAAGAGCTTTTGCACCTACTGGCTTTTTAGATGTTTGATTCCACGCTTCGATGTCTGCTGGAAATTTTTGTAGTAGTTCCTGAGGATCGATCATAATATCAATATCGCCCGAATCTTGTCTTAGTGTTCCGGGATAAGGATGACCGGGATCGAAGCTACCAGCACCACCCGATGTCCAACCTGCTTCGATGCCTGCTTTTAACAGTAATGGGTTTATTCTTTTCTTTGCGGCTAGAAACGCTTCTTTGGTCACACGAGAAATTTCTACACCTGCAGATGTTAATCTTTTACCAGCTTCTTGCATCTGCATGTTAATGTCCTAGTTTATATTTGTCTTTGACGATATCCTCACGGTAGTGATCGTATAGTCTTTCGCACATCTCATGGCGCATTTCTTCGGGAAATAGTTTACCAGGACGGCCCTTCATTTTGTGTTTATGATAGTATTCCATGCATCCTTTTTTGACCATTGGCATGAACGCTTTAACTAGTTCTTCTTTGTTATCTGTTTTAGATTGATGGGCTTTTTTAATGTCTACTGCTACAGGATGAAAGAAATCTTTATGTAATTTATCATGATCTATGATAAACCAAAAAAGATCGTCACCCATGTTGCCAGTATCTTTCTTTTGATCCGGTTGTTCAGTTTCGATAGGCTTACCGAAGAATTCTACTAGTTTCATTTTTAATGGTTCCTCTAACAGGTCGCAATCAAGCTCACCTCTTTATAGAGTATTTATTACAAAATAACCAAATGAAAATTTAGTGATTATATAGGATTGAAGATACAGTACCAGCTGTAAAGCTAACATGTCCTCGTAACCAAACAAAATTGCCAGTAAAATTATAGCAATCTACAGTAGCAGTATTTCTAGTATCCATTACTGTATAGGAACTAGCGGCATTATTGACAGTAAACCAATCAGATTCAATTGGATTAGTGGCTAAACTGGCCTGCATAGTGATGGTTCCGACAAAATCGGGTGTAGCAGTATACATGACTGTATGTAGCCCGTCGCTCGCACCGTAATAGCCATCGCCCTTAACAATATCGCTAGTATAAACCATTGTACCAGTTGCGGTGTTGGGATATACTACCTGTACACTACTGGTACTATCGTATATGGCAAATGTTAAACTTTGACTTAAGGCTGGCATAATAATCCTATGTTAGACTAGTATTTATGCTAGATCTTAGAACATATTCTTCAGTCCTGCGCACATATCCATGACTTGCTAACAGTACCATGGTAACCATCTTGATATCTTTTATGTAGATATAGTGCTCAGTCCAAACACATTGACCAAATTGTAGATAGTTTAAAGTCCCGGGGCTAACATAAACTTCGCCTTCTTTATAGTTGGCTATCCATTTTGCTAGACTTTCTCTCACATTAACCGGTAAGGTTTTAAAGATGATTTTAAATTTATACTTGTTTTTAGGATAACTATCTCTTAGAATGATCTTATTGTTGGTAAGCATAGCCTCCAACTCATTGGCATTCACTGGTTCAAAGATTTCTTTTATGTATTTGTAAAATAATTTTTGTAATTCTTCATAGACGGCCTTATCCTGTAGATAGATATCTACACCGCCTGTGTATACTCGTATTTTTACTTTATCGCCGAGAAACGGTTCTAGCAGTTTAGCAAATGTTCTAAGTTCTGTAAAATCAATTTTACGATAGTAGGCTGGAACTTGAGTTTTTGCACTATCGTAGTTTACTATCCAGTCTATGCCCCGGCGTCTAATCAAGTGGCCGCCTTCGATCTCTGTACTGATCTTGTACGGCCACTTGCCATAAAATAATTTGTTAGTCTTCTGTTTGGACAGTGCTTTGTTCATTATTTTTAATTTTAGAAATAGGAAGTATATCTGCAATCTTGATAACAATTTTATCGTCTTCGATACCAAGTTCTACAACACCACCGTTGGTTAATTTTCCGAACAGTATCTCTTTACTTAGCGGTTTCTTGATCATATTGTCAATAGTACGCTGTAAAGGTCTTGCACCCATCTTGCTATCAAAACCTTTCTTAACAAGGTATTCAACAGTTTCTGCACTTGGTTTAATAAAGATATTTTTATCTTTGACCAACAGATTAAGTTCATCAATAAACTTCTTAACAATCTTAATCATAGTTGTTTGATCAAGTTTGCCAAATCGTACAATGCCATCTAGACGATTGCGGAATTCGGGTGCAAAGAATTTATTAACAGCATCTTTAGGATCACTGTCCCGTTCTAAGCTACCAAAGCCTACTGAATTCTTTTCAGCATCGCTAGCACCTAAGTTACTAGTCATAATGATAATAGCATTGCGACCATCGGCTTTCTTGCCATTGCTACCTGTAATAAAACCATTATCCATTAATTGTAACAGTACAGTAAGCACATCTGGGTGAGCTTTTTCAACTTCATCTAATAATAAAATACAGTTGGGGTTTTCTTGTAGGCTGGTAATAAGTTGACCGGCATTGTCATCAAAGCCAACATATCCCGGAGGCGCACCAATGAACTTAGCCACACTATGTTTTTCTTGAAATTCACTCATATCAAAGCGTACAAGTTTAACATTCATATTTGTTGCTAGTTGTTTAGCCGCCTCTGTCTTACCAACACCAGTTGGACCAACAAACAAGAAACTACCTACAGGTTTATTAAAGTTTTTCAATCCTGCTTGTGCAATAAAGATCTTATCTAACAAACTTTCAATAGCAACTTCTTGACCATAGACCTTGTCTTTCATGTTCTTTTCTAAATTAGACAAATTAACATTGTCTTTGTTAGTGACTTGTTCGACTGGTAAGTTAGCAATCTTACTAATCTCAAATAAGATTTCATCATGGTCAACAATGCCGCCATCTTCGTCACGCACTTTAAAACGAGCGCTGGCGCAATCAATTAGGTCGATGGCCTTATCGGGTAATTTTTTATCTGTAATATATTTTACAGAATACTTAACTGAGTCAATAATTGCTTGGTTAGTAATCTTAACACCGTGATGTTTTTCGTAGTACTTCTTAAGTCCTTTAAGGATCTTGATCGCGGTTGCTTCATTGGGCTCATCAACCGTAACACGCTGGAACCGGCGCATTAGAGCACGATCCTTTT